ATGAAGGAGTCTGTTTTGAACAATATTCCCACATCTACTCAGTGGACTTTGGATGCTACTGGTGAAACTGGCCGCTCATCGATAAATTCTGTTTATATGATTATATGTCCTGCAACAGGCTCGAAAGGATCAGGATTTTTAATAGATAATGGGCTAATTGTAACGAACGAGCATGTTATTACTGGTTGCTCTACTGAACAGATTTTTGCGATTTCAGCATATGGACAGAAGATAGCAATTTCTCAAAAATGGATAGATTCTGATCGCGATTTGGCTGTGCTAAAACCTGCCATTACCCAAGCAGGGGGACTTAGTATCGTTAAAGACAATGATCTTAAAGTTGGTGAATCGGTAACAACTTGGGGATTTCCATTAGGTTACAACGGTCCTGCACCATTACTATCCGTTGGTTATCTAGCAGGATTTATGTCACACCAAACCGCCAAGGGACAAAAAAAACATCTAGTGGTAAATGGCGCATTTAACTCAGGAAACTCTGGTGGAGCCCTTTTCAGAGCTTCGGATAATAAAGTAATCGGTATTGTCGTAAATAAGCATGCCCCTATCAGCCAATACCATCAAGCTGCTATAGAAGCTTTGTCTAAAAATGATAGTGGAGTCTGCTTTACCGCCACTGATGGCAATGGAAAAACTAAAAATTTTGTAGAGTCTCAACTTGTAGCAGAATTATTAATTCATATGAGAAGTTTAACTCAGGTTATGATTGGAGAAGCAATTGCAGCAGAAGAATTAATTTCGATGCTTAGCGAAATTGATCTAAGTCCACAGCAGTCTATGCCAAGAAATGCCTTCTGTCACTGCGGGAGTGGAAAACGCTTCAAAGATTGCCATGGAAAGCTAGTCTAGTAAGAATTTATCTTTTAGTTTGATAATGGTTACTTTAAATACTTGATGAACAAGACTTCGCTTACTTTGCTGGCATGTCCCCTGTTCATTCATAGCCGACCGTAGACGCTTTAGGGAAGACCATCAGGTCTTCCTTTCCCTTACGCTCAAATGCACAGTACTTGTTACACAGGACACTCATCATCACCGTCAGTGCTGTTGATGAAGTATGTCACCCGCCCCATAACCTCGATCTCTTCCGCCGCAGCGCCCTCGATCGCTTCACCATCATCGGTTATTAGCGCCCTGCCCCTGAGCTTTGCGAACTGCGTTCGTCCACCTGTCAGTATCAGCAGAGTCTGACCCTGCACCAGCCTGGTTACCGGCTCGATAACAGCGAACCCGAATGACGTTTCGAGAATTCTGCTATCGATACCTATGCCGCAGATAATTTCGGGAGATAAACGAGGGGCTACGTAATCAGCCGCCGGAGACGGAAAACCCATCAGAGCACCCTCCCCATGTTGCGGAGGATCCAGTAGCGGTTCTCGCTGCTGTCAGGCGTCTTGTCGGCAAAGTCTGGCTGATAGTACTTTATCCACTCGTTGGCCTCGGCACGGCTGAAATGCCAGTGTACCTTCGCCAGTTTGTGAATGAAGTCATCAGTACGTAAACACTGAAATCCTTTCGGGTTTTGCTGTATCGCTGCCGTAAATGCGGCATTAATGTCTTTTTTGCGGGGCATGATCTGCACTCCTTTTACTGTTTTTATATACAGTAGTTTTAAAGGCGGTACAGATCAAGGAGGTTTACACAACCGGCTGTTCGGGCCATGGGATATCAGGAGCGCTGGATGTGTCTACTGCTTCAAGAGCATCCAGATAATCGAGCCAAGCATTGTATTGCGCCAACTCTTCCCCCTTTAACCGCCCAAGCACGGCTTTACCGGGCCACTGCTTGCCGTTCATGTGGTCGTTCGCTGAATCAATGCGGTACTGCTTTTCAGCCTGGGCCTGCGCAACAACCTCTTCATGCGTGGGTGGAGGTACATCTCCCCACGCGGGAAGCCCGTCACTCCCGGGAACCCGGCAAATTCCAGCAGGAGGAGATGCCATGAACTCACTGGCTACCTCGTCACTTACTTCCACGCCATCTTCCGGCCAGGTCCCGGATCGCTCATAATCACTTTTCAGAGAGAAAGGGTAAAAGGCGTTATTTACTGCACTATAAATATAATTGCCCATATTAATCATTTCCCGAACGCAAAATATTGGCCGCCTTCACCGGCCACGTTAACCCTGGCCGTGAATCCCGTTACGGTTTTACTCGTAGCCCCCCACATGTTACCGGTACTGAATCCGGCATCAGAAACAATCACCTGCGCCACTTCCGCAGGGAATGGAATAGGAAATGTAACGGCCCTAGAAGTAACGCCAGTAAAGTCTATAGGCCCGTACTGAATAATAAGGGCACCTAATTTGTACCAGCCTGTGCCATAGGTAAACCCAAGGTTCGAAAGCGCCGCTGTGATAGCAGCTGCGCCATCAGATTTAATATCTGCGAAAGGGTTGGCGCGACTTAAAAGTAATTTTCTTAATGCCGTAAGCATCTGGTCACGTTTGGACTTATCGAGAGCCAGCCCTGCCGCTTCGACTACCGCAACCAGCTCCTCCTGCAGCATGTCAAAATAATCATCATCAAGATCGGTAGCTGGCGTCCCTGTCTGCGGATTACCCCGGGTAAAGCCATTTTTCCCCGCGCCGAACTTATCTTTCTGCGCAGTAGGTGTGTCAATACGATGCATAGTTTCTCCGGTTACGGATATTTGAAAAGTACGTAGGTATGGGACGGGCAGAGTTTACTGATCACGCATTCCGCGACCGTATCACCCCAGTAACGAACCGGGGTGTCGCAGTCATCAGTACACGTCATCCAGGTAGCATCCGTTGAGGACGGCATGTTGACCTGCCAGTAGTAACGCCATTCAGTTGAATACACGGCTTCGGTACAGGCAGAGGTACATCTGAACGGCCCCTTGTTGTAGCGGGTGATCGTCACCCCTGGCTTGCCCAGGGCAGCAAGCTGGTCGAGGTAAAACCTCTCGTTGATACCACCGATTAAATTGACCTTTGCGTCCAGCCTGCTCTGACGCTGCAGCAGCGTTTGTGTCCCCGCCGGGATACATTCATCAGGCAGGCCGCAGCAGGTTTCCCAGCGGTTAATCAGCTCGGTGGTTGTGCGCGGATCTAATTCCAGCATCAACTCATCGGCGCGCTGGTGAGCCCGCCGCAGCGAGGGAGCTGCGCCGATAATTGCCGGATCGTCAACTGACCATGCAGGACCAGGCGGCAGCAGGGCTGACATCAAATGGATGTAGTCGTCATCGGTCACGTCCATGCAAGCGTCCCCAGTATGGCCAGTTCATTTTTGGCGATCGAGATACTGGCTGTCGGAGCCACCAGAACATGGCTGTGCTCGCCTGCTGCGATGGAAATAGCCTCGTTTATTCGTGAGATTTCGAGTTCACCTTCCGGGTAGCCGTCCCTCAAAAGAAACGAGCGTAACTCCGCCGTCACTGCCGCACGGACTTCTGGCGTGTCAGGTGTCAGGCGTATTCTGAAATTGACGTTATGGCCGACGGGTGCGAACGGATACAGATCAGCGCCGGCAACAGGCGCAAGCGGGGCGATGTGGGCTTTTACTGCTGCAACAGTTGCTGCGTCTGGAATGGGGTTGACCGGATCATCGCTGGCCACCATCACGCCCACCGTACCAGCCCCCATCCAGTGCCTGTAGGTCCACGCCCGGGTGATGCCCGGCACTTCTTTGGCCCACACAATATAATCGCCGTCCCCACCACCCAAAGGCGTCCAGTAGTAACGCTCCAGCACCCGGGCGCGCCAGGTTTCCAGATCCTCAATATCAAACCCACCTGCAACAGAGTCAGCTACGCCTGAAGACGGCAGGCCATTAACCGGCGTCACCAGATAAAGCGCGGCGCCATCGTCGATTTCACCCACGTTGCCGGTGACACTGCACACGATCGGCACGCGCAGAACGCCGCCTGCACTGGTCGCGTCTGCCGTGGTGGTGTACTGGATCAGGTCGTCGCGTTGAATCACCGCGCCAGCCTTAACCGTAATGCCGTTTGTTACGCCATCCCAGCGCATAAATCCTGCTGACGCTGTAGGGCTTTTTCGGGGGCAGCGCTTCATGGCCGCATGCCTTTGCAGCCAGGCTTCATCGCACTTATCCGGCAGCATGTTCAGCGCCAGGTAATCAATGTAGCCATACACGGTATGCAGCGCGGCCGCATACACTTTCGCCCTCACGTCTTCATCCATACGCCTGATGGTGTCGCTCGCGTCCAGGCGGGAAAAAAGGTCGGTGCGGAGCATGCTGATATTTTCTGCCAGCGTCGGGCGCTGGAATTCGCTGTCAGCCATTTGTGATCGCACTCCATAGATCGTCAAAAGAAATAGTGGTGGGCTGGTTGTAGCGCCACAGCGTAATGCTGTTACCCAGTTCGTTAATGCCGGTACGCTGAATAAGGAGGTCAATCCTGGAAACAACGCCGTCGTCGATCATCCACTGCAGTGCTTCGTTGATATACGTCCTGGCGACCAGGGCTGTCTGGTTCGTCAGCTTCTGACGCTGGAGCAACCAGAGGCGCGAACCGTACCTGTCGTTCTGTACTGCAGGCCAGGTATCGCCCCACCACCCGTTAGGCTGATCGGCATTGTCATCCGGTTGCGCGCGGCGCCAGGTGAAAAGAGAAATCACAACAGAGCGGGTGAGTAAATCGAGAGGGGCATTCGCTGAAACGCTTACCCCGTTTACGGTTAGCCACAGGTCCATATTTACGTCCCCATTTGTTTGTCCGGCACGTCTGTGCTGTTACCGTTTTCTTTGTGTATATGACCGTTGTACGTGAGGCGCATTGACGCCATCGTGACCCCGGTTGTGTCGCAGTGGTCCTTGATCTGGCCTGTCGATTCGATGTCCATTTCGAACCGCGCTTTCGGCGCGTTCATGAAGGTAATGGGCTTTCCGGCGCCGTTCACGACGATACCGGTCCGCGTCAGTGTGACCGACTGTCCCAGATCGTCATAAATGGCGACTTCACCTTGCTTAAGAGACCGGATGCGATAGCGGCGATCGGACACGGTGACCGCTACAGCATGGGAGCGATCGGCATCAGGAAACAGAACCAGAGCTTCAGCACCCGGATTCGCATGTGAGGTAAACCCGTAAGGCTCAAGATGCTCAATGCCACCCTTCTTCTCACCCGCGAGTAGTTCAACATCCACAGCCTGACATTTTGAATCAGGCTTAACGCTTCCCACGACCGCGCGCCGAATCAGGTTAAGCAGCTGCCGCTGCAATTGTTGAAAGTTACCCATTAGAAAGGAGCCTCCTCAGCTTTTTTCTTCTTCCGCTGTTTAGGATCGGCAGGTTCCGGCAGATACGCATCAGGCGGCCCGACGCGCAACTCGGTGATCGTGCCGTTGCTGTCTTTGGTGAACAACACCTCGGAAATCAGCAGCTCACGGTTGTTAAACCCACAGACGGGGTCAAAGACGATTACCCGCTGGTTAGGTTGCCAGAGAGAACCGTCACCCTGGCGCCATCCCCACACGGTGTACGTTGTTTCATCAGTGCGGGCGGCGCGCTGCCGCGCTTCGAAATCAGCGCGGGCGATGCAGCTTGCACCTGTCGCCTGGCCTGTCTGCTGAACAGCCATTGGCCGGTACCGCCCGATCCCGGCATCTTCGGTCTTCGCCCGGAGAGCCGTTGTAGTGGCCGCGCCAAAGTCTTCATCATTCCCGGCTCTCTGCCCGGATACCTGATACGTTGAAAAACGGTCCCTGATACTTTTTTCGGTATCGCAGGAAAGGATGTTCTGGCCGAGAACGAGCGCGGTATGCGCTCGCGTCGACCCAACTCCACCAATCACCAGCCGTCCCACTGGATCGTCATAAGCCAGCACCTGTTGCTGACCCAGCATCTTATTCAGCACCTCGATAACCGTTTCGCCGTGATCCGGCTGCACGCCCGGGATAACGTCAGCAGGCGCGCCGGAATTAACGACTTCAATACCAAACGGCTTTGCCAGCGCGGCGGCCACCTGAACCAGAGACTGTCCGTTGAATTGCGTCGGTTCTGCGGCGCAGTCGATCAAATCTGCTGTCAGGCTGCGCCCGCTGATTCCAACACTGACAGAGCGAGCGTCGTAGCGAACTGGGGTTGCCTCGACCCAGCCAGTGATCACCAAATCGGCGCCAATCAAAACTTCGACCCGGTCGCCACCTTTAACTTTCAGTGAGAGGGTGTCACCGTTCTCGCCTGGCCACTGCCGGGTAATTTCGACGCTGAAATCCCTCGCCAGCCGTTCAACACCTGCGCCAATCCTGACTGATGTCCAGCCGCCCCACTCCCTGCCATTGACCCTCAGAGTAACGTTGTCATCCATAATCAGGCCCAGACGCGAGCAGGGGTTTTAGGGTTCACGGCGAACCCGTTTAAGCTGGATAAATCGAGACCGTCGTTAATAACACGGAGATTGACGTGGTAGCCGGGTTCGGTGACGTATTCCACGGACTCTGCATCGCCGGTACTGGTAGTAATAACGCCAACCACATCCAGGCAAATATCAGGGTGATATAAACCGCCCTGCTCTTCATCAGATTGAAAACCGAACGCAATTAATTGCTGCTGCGCCTCTTCCGCACTGGAGAAGCGCAGATAAAAATCTTTCATCAGCGGAGTCCTCTGATTTGTGTTGGCGTTAACAGGCGGTGCCATATGCGGAAGTTGCGGATGTGGTAAACGATGCCGCTATTCGTCAGGAAATTTAAGACTGTAGGTGTAGAGCCTGGTGTTGTAGGGGGTAATGTTCTGCTGTTACTTTTACCATCAAAATATATTGTGTTTACGTTTGAAGCCTCGATAGTCTGAGCATAAACCTGAGATGCAAATGGATACGTAACAGCTATGGATGGACCGCTACCACCTATATATGAATTTATAGTAGCGCTGACAGCCCTCAAAATAATATCGTTATTCGCCCCCAACGTTCTGACAATCTCAGCATATCCAACATTCGGTGTAACATATTTATTTATAGCAATTTCAAACGCTGTGGTTCTATTAAACTGATCTCCTATTGTCCTGTAGCCAACATTTCCAGAAGGCTGCAAAGAAATACTGTCGCTTGCCCGGGTAACTGCTGCTGCGCCAGTTGGTATATAGCTTGTAGCAATTGGGTTTTTTTCTACCTGCGGCATTTGAACGTAATATTCTGTGTTCAATGGAATGGTAGAGTCAGCAGATATTTTTTGTACTGCGATTACTCCTGCGTAATTGCCTGCTGAACCAGCAGTCAAAGTTGCGGCAATCGTTACATATCCGTCGCTACCAATCTGGCTGGTAACGGTCACACCAGCAGGAGGGCTAAGGGCAATACCTGTAGCTGCTTCAATTAAAGTAGCGGCAATAGTTGATCCTTCAAGGGTAAAAGCAAGGCGTATATATCCATACGCCCCTTTTGCACGGCATGAGATCGTTAAATTATCGCCAGCAACTAGTGATAGAGTGCTGGATAGAACCATTGTTGGGAAGGTGGTGGAAGTGTTGATAACACCCTTCATCGTTACTGCCTGGGATGTCCCATCAGCAGCTAACGTTGTTTTCGTGATTGAGCCGCTTGTACCTGACCATTTCGAAGGATCATCACTGTTGAGAATATAATTAGTGCTCTGCCCTTCCATTAGCAGACCTTCACTCTCAAAACGCGGCTCATTTATGGCTGCCGTCCTCAGCACACCTGATTTATCGAATAACGTTGCGATTGTTGAGCGGGTAAACGTCATCGATTTAGTGGGGAGTGTGTAACTGGTGCCCGGGATTGTATCCGCTGGTGCGAAGCCAGCCAGCAACCGCAGATCATCATTCAACGGCGCCCATACATCCGGGAACGGTGGTGCGACATATCCAGTAGCGGCCGCCGAGTTCGCCGCATCAGCTGCGCTTTGGGCGGCTGACTGCTGCGCGGCCTGGGCTTGCTGAGCTGCAGCTGAGGCCTGCGCTGCGGCCTGTGCAGGTTTAACTGTGACTGCATCGACAGCGCGCTTCAACCTTTCGGCCAGGCTCGGCTGTGCCGCGCCTATAGGCATTTCGACCACCGTTCCTTCCGGCTCAGTCAATACTTTTTCAAATGCCGTAACGGCCGCATTCAGGCGGTTAACCGATGAATCGGCTTCAGTAAACTGGGACATGCTGACTCCTAAAATCCTAATGAACAGGCTTTCTCTACCGCGATCGCCCATCTCAACCAGTCGCTGGTCCTTGCCGTATAAAGCTGGTCCTGTTCAACTTGTTGGTTTACCCGCCACGCCAGCTGGCGCGTCGACAATTTAAGCGGCTGCAAGGGTACGAATCCGGGGTGCGCAATACCGTTGCGCTGGACAATTTCACCGGCTCGGCTGGCGTCGTCGTAGATACGCGCCGCCAGAACGACGGCAGGCTCTATTCCCACGGGCAGTACCGTTACGGTTCTGTCTGTCTGCCTGAGACGTTGCGTCAGGTCGGCATTCAGATCTGCCTTTAGACGGCGCAGTGCAGTGAAAACACGATCGTCAGTCGTCCGCTCCATCTCTTTCACGATTGCCTGGTTCAGGGTGTCGCGAACTACAGTGAGTTCATCCCACGACGGAGCATCAGGAGTGACGGTGTTTGTTGGCGCGTTGCTCAGCGCCGGGTGAGAGACATTTGCTACTATCGCAGCACTTTGACCGGAGGAGCTGGCAGCTGTCACAGCTGCCGGAGCGGGAAGTCTCGTTACGGTGTAAACCGCCTCGCTTAAGGCTGTAGTACGGATCGCGCTCGCAACATGGTTTCGCTGCTCTGTTTTGGATCTGGTGCTCTGGCTGTCGGTTTTCCACACTCCCCTGGGTGCCAGGTCTTTTCCAAGGGTGATACCCGAAAGAGCTTTTGCCATCGTGATCAGATCGGCAGAGTTGCCGTACAGCCGGTTGCCCGTTCGCCACATTTTTTGCAGCGACTCAATAAAGCCCTTCCCTGATGACGGAGGAGGCAGCAGCACCGAAATATCACCCTGGAGAAGACGAGCTCCAGCAGACACGCCATCGTCGATCATCTTCATGGCGTCTGAGACGTAGCCAACCATTCCACTGGCCTGCCCAATAACGTCCTGCTGCACAAAATCAGCCATGCCATCCATGCCAAACCCATCGAACGCATCACTGATGCAGCTGTCCAACACGGAGCATGAGGATCCGAGTATCTGGGCAGTTGCCGCACCTGAGGTCGGGTAAGCCAGTTCACCTGCCTCGACGAACCGGAGGTCAAAGCGGACCACGCGGCCCTCTTCCTTTCTTGTGCTGACCCTGATCTCACCATCAACACAAACGCTGAGTTCACCAAAAGTTGGATGAATCAGCGTGCCGGGACCCGGTTTATTCAGCGCCTCCTTCAGCGCATCGCGCTGTTCGAAACAGTCATCCCCGACCACATAAGCTGTAATGGACGCGCGGAACGTGGCCTTACCGAGGTCTTCTGTATACGGTTTGTCACGATTGGGGTATTCGTGGGTTTCAACCCGGCGCCCGCCGGTGGAGTCTTCATCCTCAACTTTGAACGGGACGCCGCGAAACGAGGCGTTTTGCAATCGGTCTTTCCACGCCATACCATCTCCAGAAACAAAAAACCCGCCGATTGGCGGGTTTGGTTGGTCATAATAAAATACTAAACAGGCTTAACTATTTTGCATTGAATCCATTTTATGCCGGATTGGCCGTTCTTATTTATCCCTGCTCTTGCTTTTCCGTTTTTGAATATATCAACGAAAAATTGTCCATTTGGCATTTTAAAAGTAAAAGCCATCCCTGTAATTATATTCGAAGTAAAGTCACCATCTTTAAACTCAGGGCTAAGCGAGGACATTCTTGCTGGAGTGTCATCCGTATTCTGGAAAACAAAAGCGCCCACTGATTTATCAAAATCATATGATGCTTTAGAAATTATTACTTTACCGCTTGCTGACTTAGCAGGGCATTCGATATCAATGGATGCGTTGATTTCTCCATTTCCATCAGCAGCAGTCTTTATATCATTAACAAAGGAGGTGGCCTGATTTTGCTTAGCAAAGGTTGTCAGTGGAACCGCCAATAGCAAGGCAAGCATTGTCGCATAAACTCTCATTATCTTTCCCTGTACTTAACTAAAGGTACATTACCAGCACGATGATAGCGGCAACATGTTATCAGCCGCCCATCCCGACATTACCAATACGGGTATAACCGACATCGTGGTTTACATCAATGCCAGATGCTCGTGATTCAGTCACCTTCATTCCCGGAGGAGCATTTTCAAACTGTACTGTCACCGTTCCCTGAGGCTGAGCAGAAGGTCCCTGCTTAATCTGATATGGGTTATAGCCTGAACTTGCAACCCCCGCACCATAAGCACCGTAACCACCGGCCCCCCACTGCGCGGCATTGGCTGCTGCCACCGTCTCACTGGCACCGTCGGTAAACCACTCAATTATAGGTTTCAGCTTCGCCCACATATCCTGGAACCATTGTACAACCGGTCCCCAGTTATTGATGACCATACCGAGAGGTGTCCAGCTGAAAACCTTCTGAAATAATGCCCATCCTGCATCGAAGTAAGGACTGATCGTTTCCCAAAGTTTTTTAAAATAAGGACCAATTGCATCCCAGTTTGCAATGATCAGCCCGGCAGCAAGAGCTATTCCACGGACGATAAGCCCAACCGGAGAAGCACTAGCGACGAATGACATCACTTTTAAGGCTACACTGGCCCCCATCACTGCCAGCTTAAGCGTTGTAAAACCGACAGCGGCACCCAGCAATGCCCTTACCATCCCCGGATTCCGGGATACAAAATCCGTCACCTTATTAATGAGGGGCATCATTCCTCTGACGCTGGCGTTAATTTGGGGCAACAGCGCATTCCCCAAAGCAACACCAGCATGTGTAGCCTGGTTGTTTAGTAATTGCAGCTGGTTAGCCGTAGTCGCCGCACGCGCTTCATATTCCTTTTGCATCGAGCCGGTATACTGCGATGCGTCGCCAACCATATTGAAGTTTTTCTTCAACAGATCCAGGTTGGCCAACAGGGGAGCTATTGCTCCCATTGACTCCTTGCCAAATAACACATTAAAAGCGGCAACCTGGCGGGTTTTATCAAGTTTAGAAATTTGCTGCAGGACAGTAAGCATTGTGCCCTGCGCATCTTTCTGCATAGACGCTGCCAGTTTTGTAGATGACAGGCCAAGCTCTTTCATACCAGCCTGCTGCTGTTTAGTGGCGCTTTTGCCAGCAGTGAGGGCGACCATGAAATTCTTGATACCTGTTGCTGCTACCTCCTGTTCAACGCCCACACCAGCCATTGTCGCGCCAAGAGCGGCGATTTGACCCGATGTAACTCCAGCGATAGATCCCAGCGGGCCTATCCGGGTAACGATGTCGGAGATCTGCTGCGCGTTCGCAGCGCCATTGTTGGACAGATAGTTGATTTTATCCGCCAGCGCCACAACCTCGCCCTGAGTCATTTTGAACGAAGTTCGCCACTTCGCCATCATGTCGCCTGACTGATCTGCTGACTGGTCAAACGCAACACCCATTTTCAGGGCATCCTCAGCAAATTGTTTGAGATCCTGCCGGGCGATGCCCGCCTGACCACCAGCGGCAACCAGCTTTGCAATATCACTGGCCGCCATTGGAAGGCGATCGGACATTTTTAAGATGTCCTCTCCCATTTCAGCAAATTGCTTAGGAGTATCAAAATCCACCACTTTGCGTACATCAGCCATCTGGGACTCAAATTCAATCGCAACTTTAGCTCCGGCAATAAATGGAGCGGCGATAGCCCCGCCACCCACCAGATCTCCAACAGAGAAATCCGCCAACCCGCTGGACTTAATCCCCTTCTGAAAACCTTTAATCTTCTTCTGCATTGAGGACAACGCAGGAGACAGCTTATCAACCCCGGTGATCAGGGCTTTCAGTTCAAATTCAGCCATTGGATTCTCTGTTGATGCGGTTGGCCTGGGTGGCGAGGAGCTCTAACGCTGAGAATGGCTCGGCGAGTAGATCGATGGGATTTATTTTCCAGTACTTCGCGCAGTCGAAGTAATGATTCAGGAGTTCTCCGGCGCTGACGTCCCGAGGAAAAAACCAGCCACGTCCCAGCTGATGCTGTTCAGATCCGCAGGGGACATCGCGTCAACTGAACTCAACGGGATACCTGCCAGCCGGGAAACATATTTAGCTATTATCCCTGCATCAAGTTTGATGCCCGCGTCGCCGGTTGTGACGTACGGGAAGCCAAGCTCGCGAACGTCCTTCCCGGTAGGCTCGCGAAGCTCGAGCACATACAAATCCTCGCCGTGGGCCCGTACTGCGGTTGTAAGCTGAATCTCTTTCATTACTGATAACCTCCCTCTTCACCGTGGAATTCGAGGTCAGCGGTGCCTTCCTCTGCATTGTGGTTTGCCTCGCCATGCAGCCAGGCAGATGACAGTACATAGACCTGACCATTCGCCAGCTCAGCGGTGATCGTCATCTGGTCTGAAGTCGTCACTTTGTTGACCGGAAACTCTTTCGGCACTTTGAAGGTGCCCTTCACATAAGGCGCGCGGTGAGTCTCCTTACGGTCGACGTCACCGGCCATGCCAATGAGGTCATCGTTGATCGTGGTGTTCATTGGCACCTCGATACCACCGGTCAGCGACAGCTGCTGACCGTCAATCTTGAAGTAACACGTACCAGCAATGCGCGCCATTATGCGCTCTCCTCTGCATACTGAAGACGGAACTGGTTAAGCAGCGCGAACACTCGCAGCTGGTTAACGTAATCAGGTGGGTACAGCACGTTGATGCGGGCCGGGTCATTTGCATCGCGCTCAACAATCAGGTGCGCTTTAAACAGGTCGTAGTTTTCGACGATCCCCTCGCGCTCCATCTGTCGGTACGTCGACAGCAATTCCCCTTTGATCACCGCCGGAGTGACAATCGCCTGGCCGGGGCCGAAGCGGGTTCCGTCGTTCGCCAGCTTATGGCGCCCATACTTACTGGTGATCACCGTCTTCAGGCGGCGCAGGACGTATGCGCTGGTATGCAGCGTTTCACTGTCCAGGTAGCTCTTATCGGCCACGCCATAAGCGTTTTTCTTATAGGTGGTGATGTCACGCTGAATGCGCAGCAAGCCACCTTCGGTGTAGGCCGTCGCGATCCCGTGCGTTAACAGGGATTGCTGCTCGGTCTTGATGAAGCGTTTACCGCTCGGGGGTGGCAGCATGCCCACCAGTTCGCCGGTCTGGGTCGGGCGGGCCGGGTCGACACGCAGGAATACTGCGGCGCGGGCGGTGCGGCTGGCCGCCAGCTCGTCAGCACAGGACTGCACCGTTTTTTCGTACCCGGCGATCGTCAGGTGGGGGTCATTGAACGTGTCACCCGCGGTAATCAGATCGCTTACAACGGCAATTTTTGCGGTGTAGACGTGGCCGTAAATCTGGCGTAACCAGCTCCAGCGCCCGCTGGTATCGTTCATTTCCTGGCTGATGGTGTTAACTGACGCCGTGTCGCTAAACGGATGGCCGATATAATCGAAGGGCTCATCCCCCATCGCCGCGATCGTTCCGCTCAGCGCTGGCGCGCCGGTACCTGAGGCACCAGTGGCGATCGCAATATTCACGCCAGATGGCAGGGATTCGCCGCCGCTGAACCCGTAGTAATTCAGCGTTACCGGGATGTCGTTTGCCCAGGTGCCCTTATGGCGCGCCGTCAGCGTCACCACACCTGCGGCAGCAGCGGCAGTGTATGGCGTGCGCCCGTCAGCGGTAATGGCGCTGGCAATGGATGTGGCAATTGCGGCCACTGCATCACTTGCACTGACGGCCGCCTGAATGCGGCGGTTACCGATATAAAGCGATACCACGCCAGCAGCCAGGGCAGAGCCTGTTACCGTCAGGGTGACCGTAGCTGCCGTTCCGGTCGGTTCCGGCACAGCGATAACCCAGAGTTCGCCGAAGGGGTCAGTTTTACGGTACGCCTCGACCATGCGCGCCAGCTGGCTGCCAGCGCCAGCAACCCGAACCGCGTAATCGGCTGTCGGCATGAAAACCAGCTGGTTGGTGGCGATGCTGGCACCCGCGTTGGCATGGCCGATTAGAAGCGAAGGGGCGCTGGTCTGGGCTGTATTCGCCGCGCTGTTGTCCATCTCCGCATAAAACAGCGGAACGCGGAGATCAGACGGGATGGTGTTCATCGATACTGACATTTAGTGCTCGCCTTATTTTCCGGTTCGTCGCCTTTTTCCGGCTGAACAATTGCAATATCCCCGTCGATTTCCCGACGGTACCAGTACTGGCTCTCTTCAACGTTTCGCCCTTCCTCAGGCAAAAGGTCGCCTCGGAGCGGGTCATGGACTGACCGCCCTTTTTTGGGTTTTACAAACATGGTTTTCCTCAGGTGGGAAGGTTGATTTCAATGTGGTGTTCGATTTCACCGTCTGGCCCGTGGCCCGGATCGATAAAATCGACATCGATGGAAAGGGTTTTGAACTCATCCAGCGCGTTCAGATCGTCCTGCTGCCGGGTGTCGTCTTCTGTCAGCTCAGACTCAACGACGAAGTCGAACTGATAACTCAGCTCGTGCCGGTTCACATCCAGCAGCGTGCCGCCGTCATAGGTGATGGGGTTGCCGTATTCTTCCGGGTTCCAGCCCAGCAGCGCTTTAAAGAGTGCCTGGCGAACTTCATGCACCACATCGAAGGAAGCAAACTGGCCGCGTTCGTCACGGCTGTTACTGACGAACACAATTACGGAGAAGCCCTCGCGCAGCGTCTGCCAGTAATCTGTCTGGCTTTTTTGTTCCCCCGGCGAATCATCGCCCGGTACCACATAAGCCGCGGGCAGCAACATCTTGCCGACCTCAGGCAGATCCTTAAACTGCGCGGCACCGGCCACCCGGTTCTGAAATAAAGGGCAGCGGGCGCGCAGGGTGGCAATAACTGGCGTCAGTTTCATCAGCGGCGTTTCTCCGGCTTGAGTGAGAGGCGCAGCTCGCGCGCCAGGTAGTAGCGCGTCCAGGTGCTGTTTCTCTGGAGCGTTTCGACCATGAAGTTGTTACGGGGTGCCAGCCGCCAGCCATTCCCCCCGGATGCACCCCGATGGTGGCCGCGCCGACGTTTTGCGCCGCCCCGCACACCGTAGAACAGAAATGCCGGGTAGAAGTCGCCGGTTATGAGCCGGTTGCCCTGCCCGTTTCTCTGGTTTGGCGCGATACGTGTCATAAATCCCGGCCGGTTCCTGCTGGCCCTTGGCACCATATATCCGATGGATTTTGCCAGTCGGCCGCTCTGGTACCCGGGGTTTTCGCCAGGCTCAGACCGTCCCCGTTTCATCACCAGGCGGCGGGCGTCCCGCATGTGGCGCTGCCCGATATGGACGAAGGCCCGGCGGACGCGCGCCCGGTTGAAACGCATCTCTTTGGGTTGCTGAAAATCAACGTGAAAAAAGGGAGTTGCCATTGCTGTTCCCTCCGGTTGTCGCTGGCTCGGTACCCAGCTCGGTACACTCGAGCAGCAGGTAACGCCGCTTACCGTTCAGATCGCGGCCCCGCCTGACGCGGTACACCTGTTCACCCTGCACCACTTCAAAATCACTGGTAATCCCGCGACGCCAGCGAACGGTGATGTAATGCGTGATCGCGTTATCGGTCTGAGCCGTTTCCTGGTAAGTGGTTGCGCTGGTCTGGACTACCTTTGCCCAGACCGGATAAGACTCGGGGTAATAAGGACGGGTTCCGAGATCTGCTGCGGGAACATCGACCCGTTTACGGAGCAGCACCCGCTTATCCAGCTCACCCGGATCGGGAAGCAGGTAGGTCGCGCTGGTTTGCGCCTGGCGGAGTTTCATAGCGGTATGAACCGGTAGGGGCCGACAAGCCAGGTGAATGATTGCGGCATCTCTGTTTTTTCGACTTCTGAAACAGATGAGCGGTTTTCGTAAAAGTGGGTGGCAAGCAGCAGCATCCCCAGCCGGATATCGTCCGTCATAACCAACCCGTCAGGATCGGTATCCGGGACACCAGCATCTGCTGCATACAGAGTCCGATTAAGAAAGCTCACCGTTCTGGCCTGAACCGCACTCCCTATCACCGTCAGCAACTCATCCTCTTCGGTGTAATCGTCCTCCAGCCGCAACTGGAGCTTAATTTCACTGAGTTTAAGCAGCATAAAAATCTCCATGCCCGCCAGATGACGGGCACAAAAAAACCGCTTACGCGGCATCTTTAACGGTGTTCTGTATTACGGCGCTTTACCCACCAGCGCTTTGATCGCCGCAGTGTCTTCCAGCACACAGTCGAAGCGATGGAAGGCCAGGAACGCGGTCTGATCATATTCAGCGTAGCGTTCAACCAGGCGTTTCAGCGTCATGTAGGCAACGCGGCGCACCACAAAGCGGTTGAAGTCCCCCAGGTAAATGAATTTTTTGCTGGCGGCGGCATTATCGATGGCCTGATCGATAACATACGGAATGCCCAGAACTGTCGCCGGAGAGCCGCCGGTGATATCTGGCAGCCACAATGGACGGCCCTGCGTATCTTCCATTTGCTCGATGCTCTGCAGCGTCGCGTCATTGAACGCCCAGCGGAAAGATGGGCCGCCACGATACGCCGGATCGAGGGAGTGAATCAGCGAATTCATATCCTTCCAGTTGAACGCGGCCGCCGCAGAAGACTGAGTGGTGCCAGTTACTGAAGCAGCCAGGCCCTTAGGCTGAAGTGGTGTGCCAGCACCGGTTCCCTGAACGAGATATTTAGCCTCACCGCGGCCAATGCGCTGTGCAATACGGCCAGCCAGGTATGCCTCGATGTCAACGCCGCTGTCCTGCAGCAGTTCGTTAGAAACGCGGATGATTTTGGATGACAGTTTTTTGGCACCCAGGGTCGCCGTGCCGAACGTCACATCACCTTCAGTGGCTGCGGTGTTTTCAGCGAGCAGTTCGCCTTCTTCAGCAGTACCGTCAGAGGTCGACCAGGTAATATCCTGACCGTTCGAGGTATTGAGAATCTGGGCAACACTTGCGATCCCGCCGTAAGCCTTCATCGCATCGATGATGGTGTTACGCATCTGGGTAGGTACGGTATAGCCACCCTTATCATCAGGGGTGGTGCCCTGAGCACGCAGCTCTTTAACCGCCTGGCGTTCTTCGGCGGTCAGTTCGCTGAAGCCGTGGCGCAGAAGGCGATCAAATGCAGCGGCGCGGCGCCCTTCGGCCTGCATCTCCGGGTTTTCCTGACGCTGGCGCTGTTCAGGCTCCTGCTCATTCACAAAAGTCTGATCGTGACGGCGCAGCTCTTCCTCACGGGCGATACGCTCATCGAGCGAGTCCAGTTCGGATTTTGAAGCGTTCCACTGGGTACGCTGTTCATCAGTCCAGGTGGCATCACCAATCTTGTCGTGCAGCGCACGCATGTCGGTGGCGATGGTGTTACGTTTCTGCTTCAGTTCGTGCAATTTCATGGTTTTTCCTTACGCGTTAAGAAGGGTCAGCAGGCGCTCGCGCGCCATTCGTTGGTTAATGGCTTGCGCCAGCGCGCCGCTGTCGCGCGCCTCCTGCCAGGCTTTCATGGATCGGATGCCGGAATCAGCCTCCTGATATGCCGGGTACGTCACCGGACTGACATCAAAGAGGCGTGAAAAACGGTTAATTTCGCGAATGACGATCCCCTCATCGTCCTGGTACCAGTGCTCGCCGTCATGGGCGATACGGAATGCGAAGGAAGACTGGGTGATATCGCCGCGCATCATCGGTGCCAGCACCAGATCGCGGATGGTCTGGGTGTCAGGTGCCGCGATGTCGTAGCGAAGCCCTTTATCATCGACGCTGACGCTCAACGTACCGGAAACGCTGCGCCCGAGAATAAAGTTCGGGTCATGGTTGAACAGCCCGCGGATATCGTCACCCAGCACGTCATCGAAAGCGCCGGGCTTAATAATCTCGCGGAATCCCCAGAGGGGTTCGGAGCGGCTGTTAAACACCGATCCGTAACCGATAATGCGCGTGGGCTGCTCCCCCTGCTGTTCGGCACGGACCTCACCGCTGTAACAGCGAGTCTCGCGATCACTCATCGGTTTTTTCCTTTTCGGTTTTGGTGGTTTTGAAATCGTCCGCCGGGTTGGCGGCGTTGACGCTAACGAGCATTTCGTCCAGGCCGTCGACCGGGTTCATATCCTCGAAAGCGCGGGCTTCATTGCGGCTCATCCAGCCGTCGGTGATCGCAAAGTGATAGAACTGCGCGCGCTCCTGAGGGGTGCCACGTAAGAGACCCGTGAGGTTAAACCGGACGTAATACCCGGCGGCCAGCTCGGCGCGGGTAAACAGGCGGCGGTTAAGCTCCTGCTCCCAGTTCGTCACCCAGGGCATCATCGAGTAGCGGACAAACTGAATGGCCTGCTGCGTGATGTTGCTGAAGGTGGCTTTTTCCAGGTCGTTAATCATGTGTGCCGGCACGTTGAAAATCCCGGCAATCATTGAGCGATTGAGCTTTGACATGTCGATGATCTGGGCGTCAATCGGCGACACGGTCAGCGCTTTATAGTCCAGGTCTGCGGGCAGCAGCATCGTTTTGTTTTCCTGGCTGCGTAACGCCTGGGCTGCTTTTTTCCACTGTTCTTTCAGCCTGTCCCAGCTGGTTTTATCCAACGTTGTTTTTACCGAGACGATCCCGGCAGGTCGGGCATTACCGTTAAAAAAGCTCTCGGTGTATTTCTGCCCGCTCATGCCCATGCCGATTGTTTCGGCATGCTGCATCACCGGACTGAGGCCCATTTTCTGGTTATTCCCCAGCGCCCGGATGTGGATCATATCGTCGGGGCTGATTGCGAAAGCCCCCTCTTCGTTGTAAAGCCCGTAGGTGTAGCGGCCGCCAGTATTAATCAGCGTGGTTTCCCATGGCATGCAACAATCAAGGGAGATCACTTCACCGCGGCGGCTGCGCTTAACCCAGGTGTATCCGTTACCCCAGCCGAGGATGTGGCGCTGTTTCAGCTCCCGCCATTTGTAGCTGGTTTGCCAGGTGTTTGGCTCATCGTGCACCAGATAAAAAGCCGGGTGATCCCGTGCCGGTTCAACTTTGCCGTTGTGCTTTCGCATGACGTGCAGCGGCATCTGGGCAAGGTTTGAGGACAGGACATAGATACAGGCGTATACCGCGGCCAGCTTCATGGCCGTTTCCGGGCTTACGTACACATCAGCCCGGAATAGCCCGTCGGCATCGACTGTCTCGCCGGTAAGTGGAGTTGCCGGGTTCTCCAGTGATTCGTTTCTGAACAAGGCATCAAGAAACACGCTTCCCCCTTCTGGCCATCGCCAGAGCGCCCAGCAGTAACAGGCCGCCGGAGAACATGAGAGCCGGGGCCAGACCGAAACGCAGGTAAACCCCGGACGTGAGCAAACCGAAACCGGCCAGCCCGATAACATCAGCAAAAAGTGATTTCATAGAATTAGGAGGTCGTCGTCCGGATCAAGAGATGAGAGGAAATCGCCAGGCTCTTTGAGCATTGCCCGCCCGATAGTTATGATCAGCGCAACCGCGCCGTCGATTTTGTTTTCGTTCTGCTCTTTGATGGGCTTAACCACATCGTCGTTACCGGGCAGATGCTTGCCAACCACGTTACTGATACACCAGCTCATGATCGGGTTGCCGTCGTGATGAAAGCGGCCTGACTCAATGGCAGCTTCCAGTTCCTTCATCGGGTCAGACATGTTGGTGTAGTTCTGAATGATAGTGACGGGGTTCAGCTCTTCATCGGCCAGATCGTGTGAAAGGCCGGTGGCACCGAACGGGTCAATCGGTGATTCACTGACCGGGTTCAGCTTATTCGCCGCCTTCGCCTCTTCAAGGATGTAGCGGTAATCCACCTCTGCCCCGTCAGTTACCGTCAGTAACCCCATCTCTACCCATTTCTGAAAACGTTCAGCGGTCCGGCGGTCCTCGTTCTTTTCGACGCTGTATACCGTGTCATAGGGCACCCAGAAGCGCGGCGCCACGCAGTAGTAATGCGTCTTCCCGTCGATTTCACGGGTAAACAGGCGCGCCATGCTGTTCATATCCAGTTTGCGCGCCAGGTCGAACCCAAGCACACAAGGTTGCCCCTCGAACTGCTCCAGCGTCAGGGTCTTGTCTTCGCAGTTCTGCCAGGAAACCAGGTTGAAGAACGCGGCCCGGGCAGCAACCCAGATATTGAGGTGCTTGGTTTTAAACACCCCCGCCTGCCGGGCATTGTTGACGGCACGCTGTTGCTGACTCAGCAGGAAATCGCGGTAGACCGACACCCCTATATTCGGGTTTGCCTTCTCCAGCACCTTCGGATCGGTCCAGTCGTCGCCTTCATCGACCGTATAAATCACGCCGAACAGCTCCTCGTTGGGCACCGAGCCGTTCAGCATCTCAATCACTTCACGCCGCTTGTCGTAACACGGCCCCTCAATGTTGTAGCCCGCGGTGGTGATAGCCCACATCAGCGGCTGTCGTCGCGCGCCCATACCCGTCAGCATCGTGGTGTACAGCGCGTCGGTCGGGTGTTCGTGATATTCGTCGACTATCGCGCAGTGTGGCGAGGATCCATCACCAGGGTTACCAATCAGCGGTTCGAAGCGGGCACCGTCTTCCGGCCGGTTCAGGTTTGATGCATTGACCTCAATGCCGAACGCCTCCACCAGCAGCGGGGTGCGCTTGCACATCAGGCGCGCGGGCCGGAATACCTCCCACGCCTGCTTTTCCGTCGTGGCGCCAGAGTAGACCTCGGCACCAAACTCGTTATCACAGGTGAAACAGTACAGCGCCACACCAGCAGAGATGGCCGACTTGCCGTTCTTGCGGGGGATCTCGGTGTAGACCTCACGGAAACGGCGAAGCCTCGTCCCCTTCTGCACCCAGCCAAAAGCGCAGCAGACGATAAAAAGTTGCCACGGCTCAAGGGTGATCGGCATCCTCTTGAATGCCCACTCTCCCTTCGTGTGCGGCAACAGCTGAATAAACTTCGCGGCCTTCTCCGCCATGTCTTTGTCAAAGCGGTACCGGAATTTACGGCTCTTCTCCTGAGCCATATCGTCGATATGGCGCTGACAGGCCTGGATGACATACTGGCACGCCGGGATCTTCCCCCGCACAACGTTGCGGGCGTACTGATTCGCGGCGTTAACGTTGGGGTACGATTTGCGGCTCATGCGTTAATCATCTTCAGGAATGGGTTGGAGGTTTTCTTCTGGCCGGCGAGCCCGACCAGACGCTGGCGACTGCTGGGGTCGAGGCCCAGCATTGAACCGGTAGAGCTCATCTCCGATTCCTGTTCTTTCTTCGCTGTCAGCTCAGGGTTCTTTATCTTGCCGCCCATTGCGCCCGTTATGGACAGACCTTCCACAGCAATATTCTTTACCGCCCGGCGCCAGAACTCATAAGCAACACACCAGCGCTCGAGCACGGCGAGATCGGTAACGCAGATCAGGCCCTGGCCGCATAACTCTTTTGTGGTCAGTTCCCACATGATCGCCGCAAGCGGTAGATTCTCTTCTTCAAACCAGTCCGGCGGTGCCACGCCCTTGATCGGGGTGAACACCGGCTCTTCTTTATTCAGGGCTCGCTTACCGGGGTTCCCGGCAAGCTCCTTGCGCGCCGTTGGCTTTGGGCGGCGCCCGGAACGCCCCGCCGTTCCAGCCATAAGCGACACTCCTGGTTAAATTTGATTTTTCGCGGGTATAAAAAAACGAGGAGGCGGGCAGTCCTGAAGGCGGACGGCCGCAGGGATTTGAACACCCCCTCCCCCGGCCCGATGCAATCGAGAATCACTCTCACTTGATGCGGTCATGCGCCGTCTTGCGGGCGTGGCATGACCAGCACAGGCTTTGAAGGTTGGAGTCGGCGTCAGTGCCGCCCTGCGCCTTCGGAATGATGTGGTCAACACATGAGGCCGGCTTAGCGACGCCTTGCTTCAGGTGGTTCTGACACAGCCCTTTGTCACGCTTAAGGATCCTTTCACGGATAATCTCCCACTTAGTGCCATATCCGCGCTGGTGCCTGTTCTGTCCAGGTTTATATTGCTTCCAGCCTTCACCCTTGTGCGCTTCACAGTAGCCAGATGGTTCTGTGGTTGTTGAGCGGCAGCCGCGAACGCGACAGGCCTTTGGTGTGCGTGGCGGCATGGTTGCTCCAAAAAAAAGCCACCAGCGGATGCCAGTGGCTGAAGGAAACTGCGTTATCAGCAATGCTTAAAACAAAGCGCCTTATTTTTTGAACTTTAGTGAGTTCATCAATTGAGAATGCAAGGCATCAAAAAACGGGGTGAAATCTACTTCACCGTCAACTTCATCGCATTCAATAGCTGATTGGCATCCATCAGCTTCAAAAAAGTAAACTCCATCAACGTACTGAAATTTGATTCTAATATTATTTCTGATGACAATGCGGTCGCTTTCTGAGTCAGGAAGATTCAGCAATAGATCAAAACAAAGTTTTTTGCCTTCCTTCGGAAGCATAAAACCTGCTCGCGGAATCATGTCTTTTTCATCCGGGTTATAAACCCCAGTTGCAAAGACAGGGTGCTGAGTACCAGCATTATCCATTACAACACCGCCAGAGATTCCCCAGTATGCCATCAGTTCTCTGTTGAACTGCCCAAACACCTTGTAGAGCTTATTCCAATATGTATCTGAATCTGCTTTCAAAACAGACACGGCTTTGCAAATATCATCAAATTTCGACATATCAAATTCCCTCTAAATTAGAAGGAGATAGATTAACTCTAAGAATAATCAGAAGAAAGCAATATCGCTGGCACTCAGTGAGCGTCTGCTGTAATGCACTATCCCCCATAGGGGACATTTGCGATTTATCCGCTACAGCCATTAAAATGGGTCAGCCCATAGTGATGATTTCATGAGGAAATTCTTAATGTCCCACGCTTACGCTTGTTGTTACCAGACTGGATGCCAAGCTCTTCGGGACTCTGATGCGGAGAATGCCAACTCCGGGGAAACATCAATAAAAAGAGCACATAAACTGAGACTCCTGTAGCCCTCCTTGTGAGGGCTCTTTTTTTAACCATTATCAAGCGCCCCGGGTGAGACGCTTTGTAATGGCAATAAAAGGGCCGCCTAAGCGACCTCTTTTTTGAAAGATATGATTATAGTAATTTAATTTTCACGTCATAACCTTCCAGACCGGTCATCGCTTCGCGAGCAACAAACTGAATTTCAGAGACTTCTTTTCCTGTTTTTTTTCTTAATTCTGAAATTTTTTTTGCGATCAAAGCGGAAATTTCTTCTTCGGTCTTTTGTGTCAGAGCATCAACTTTCATTTGGGCCTCTTCTGGTTTACTCATATTCCCATTCTCCAGCAAGGTGATAGTTGTTGAATCACTATCTTCTACTATAAATGTCTATAAATTATAGACTAATGATATTGTCGCTGCATACATCTACCCAACCCTTGCTTTCCTGGCTGGAGGGAAACCCTGATGCACTGGTCTGTGACAAAAAAAGCCCCTGCATCACTGCAAGGGCTTTGGGTATATGATGCCGGGTGCCTCCCGGAGAGTCGTTGGGATAACCACCCGTGACTCGCTGCTTCAGTCGTTCATGATGAGCGCCAGTGTAGAAGAGCCATCCGGTTAATTAGCCCCTCCGCTTAGGGGGATTCACCATAATTCGTTTACAGCATGCATATAAAAAAGCGATCAGTTATCGACATGCCAGTAAGGATTCCCGGGCGTTATTGGCGCTGTGTTCACAGATACTTTTTCACTGCGTTTGAAACTTCTTCCTGAGTTAGCTCTCGATCAGAAGCAACACAAATCTCGAGATGATCCCCCGTCAGTGAATGAATCCCGGTAAGCATTATTTTTAGGGAGACTTCATCACCGTTTGGGTAGCATCGAACAATTGATGTTACAGGCTTAAGTACATTTGCGACCTCTACCTGCTGCGAGTTGAAGAAAACCAATACTTTTTTCATAAATTTGCCTTAGTCCCCTCTTGCGTCTGTTTTAAGGCAGATGTCGCTTCGTCTTCAGATAACCGCAAATGTCTAAGAAAGGCCACGCTACTGCGTGGCCTTTGTAAGTATTGCATTCCTTTCAGTCCACCATGCTCCGGAGCCACCGGACAAAGCCATGACTAAAGGGCTTCCAATACACCTGTCAGATTGATAATCCATACAGGATGGGTTGAGTTTACATGTTAAAAAAAAATCGACATCTTCGAAAAAGGTATAGTTATGTTTGTGTCGTTTTTTAGAATATATGGACTCATTCAAACTGAGATTGCAGTGTAATCCACTACTTTCATAACGAAACGCTAGAGATATTATTAGTAAGCTCACTTTGGAATGGCTACTGTGAGTTGCGCGACGCATCTATCTTCCTGATGCTGGCCTTATCAATGTTGCACTGCCCTAGCGCTGATAACAGGCTTACATTCAAATCCAGGCTGGTCCCATAGGTCAGCGGATCGGGAATTGCAGGTTGCGGCGTCTCAGCTATCAGGTTTGCCGGCAGCGGTACCATTGGAACCGGTACGTACACTGTCCGCGTACTTCCGCAGCCGGTCAGCAGCTGCAGCAGGCACAGGCCGACGAGCGCAATCATCATTCGCAACAGCCACTTTGATATCTGCCTGGACTCTCTGTGACTCCAGTGCGATCTGCTGTTTTGCATTCTGATTTGCCTCGGAGATGGTGTTAATAATGCTCACCGCCTGAATGACATTGGCGGTAATGGCGTTTGCAGACTCGGCTTGCTGCTCAGCTCTATCTGCCCGTATTTTTTCACGGCTGGCCTTGTCGCTGTAATACCAGGCCGACCAGCACGCTCCGCCGAACAGGCACAGGATGAACACGACGATCGCAATGAGGTAATGGGATTTCATCAGAACACTCCCGGCGCTGATGCTGGCATCCCAGGGTTAAGCGGCCCGACACCACCATTGAATAGTTGCGGCTTTTGCTGCCATTCACAGACTTCGCGTTCAATCTCGCGCCGGGTGATGAGGCCCTTCCACTGCTGGCCACCAGCATACGTCCAGCGCTGCAGCTCTTTGCACGCGCCCGGAAGATCGCCAGCATTCAATTTTTTCAGCAGCGTGGAGCGACTAAACGCGCCAGCGCCCACGTTATAGGTGAACGAGTAAAGCGCCGCCCGTACAGTCTCAGGGATGCGGCCCTTAATCAGCGGATCGATGGCTGCCGCCACCTTGCGCAGGTCGGACTGCAGCAGAGCATCGCACTCTTTGTCGGTGTAACGGTGGCCGCGGCGAACGTATGCGCCGGTATGTCCATCACATACAGTCCAGACTCCAACGACATCCTGATATGCGTAATACCGCCGCCCTTCCAGCCCGTCAGCATTACCCAGCATGACTGCGGCAATGGTTATCGCGCCCGATCCGCCCAGGATGGCCTTCACGAGCTTACTTTTCAGCGTCGGGTTCATTCTGGCTCCTGTCGCGGCGATTACTTTCGCGGATTTTGAAGTACAAATTTGTCAGGTACGTAAGAACAGCGACAACGATGCCCACCAGCACGCCGATGGCGTTCCACTGCTCAGGGCTGTATGCGTTAAGAATGCCGTTCAACACGCTCCCCGCAGAGGCGCCGTAAGCCGCGCCAGTGGTTAATTTATCCATGCGTAACATCTCTCACCTCCGAAGGGTCCGGGGTGCTGTGCGGTGTAAAAGGGTAAGGCTCTCCGGATGAATCAAAGACAGGACCTTTAATGGGATTTCCGTGAGCCTGAAATAGAAAAAGGCCGCCAATCGGCAGCCTTGAGAATAGATATTTCTTGATGATATGTAGATTGTGGTGCCGGGTGCCTCCCGGTGACTCGTTACCAGTTATGCGAGTCGCAAGCATATTTATAGATAACATTAACTGGTTTGCCCCGCCGCATAGGGGGATTCACCATTATTAAATCTAGACAAGTTTGAAGCAAAGCACTAATCCCATCTTCTAAAAATCAGGTGGGGATAGCGGACCCTGTAATACTTTAGCCTCGCCGTCATGGCAGATGTCATCGCTTTGCGTGAGATGCCATACACCCGTTATGGTTCGGCCCGTTTCGAGGTCTTCGGTTTCATCGTTGGTGTAGTAGGCAACCTGAACCCTGCCGTTGTGCTGTATCCAGTAGAAACCTTCTTTCATAGCTTTCCCTCCCTTTCACTAATGGGAGTGTACTATCTGAACTCAGGCTGGGGTTAGAAATTCTAAAGTATGCCTGTAGACATACTTAGCTCGGCCAGTTGAGATTCGTCGTCCGCCTCAGCAATCGGAGCGGACATTTAGCCCCCTCTTATTGCCGTGAGTCCTCTCAGAAGTAAGGGGAAACAAAAAAGGCTGCCCGAAGGTAGCCTCTCAAAATGAGTAAACTTCATAATGACAACGAGTTGTAATCGTTTAAGTCCGTGACGTAGATACCATTCTTAACAGAGTACGATAGTTTTTGCGTACGCGTGAATTGTTTTTGATTGATTTTGAGAATTATCTATAGGATAAAAAATCTGCGACCTTTTAATTTGAATAGAGAAAGACTATGACAGCTGAGATAGCAGTTTATAACAAATTAGCAGTTTCCTTGGCCGCAGACTCTGCCGTAACAATCACTGGCGGTAATGCAGTTAAAATAAATAATGGCGCAGAGAAACTATTTGCCTTAAGTAAGCATCATCCAGTAGGGCTGATGGTTTATGGCGCAGGAACTTTATGCGGAGTTCCTTGGGAAATGATTATCAAAGAATATCGAAGGCAGTTAGGAGAACAATGCTACGATACAGTAGAGCAATACGCAGAAAAATTCTGGAGTTTTTTATGTGACAGTAATCACTTAATCCCTGATGACATCAAAAGCAATCACTTAGAAGAAATTCTTCTCTACCATGTTTTGCCTGGTTTAATGCAGCATATTGAAGATGTGCCGGTAAAAATATTCATTGAACAAAACCAACGCCATCCTAACACGCTCGAAACTTATTTGATTATCGAAGAAACCTGTAAGGAATTTGTTAATAATTTTAATAATAGTGAGTTTTACAAAGGCTTCGATAACAGCGACATAATTAAAGCAAAAGATTTTTCTGACCCTATTGCTAAAGAGGCTTGTGAGTCAATATTGTATCGTGAGCCGGGGCTACAAGTACCCGATAGCCTAGTGGATGCCCTTGCGACAATGTTTTCTCACCTCATCTGTAAAAAATCCCCTTTTGGTAGTAATACTGGCCTTGTCATAGCTGGATATGGCGACAAAGAATACTTCCCAAGCATACTTGCTTATGATGTCATCGGCTTCTTTGGTGATAAATTGAGGTATTCACCTAACTTGGAAAAAAGTACAAGTGGAGGCGAAAGCGGTGTTACCGCTTATGCTCAAGAGGATGAAGTAAGTGCATTCATGACGGGAATAAGTGGAGAACTGCAAGAGTTCATGTTTCCTAAAATAGAGAATGGCACAGATAATATTCTCCGGGAGATAGCGCATAAAATTCAAACGTCATCATTGCCACCTAAAGAAAAGGATTCCCTAATTGACAGCATCTACAACTTTGCAAAACAGGATTGGGATGCGACCACTAGCGAAATACGAGAATATATAATCAATAACCATGTTGGTAAAGTTGTTGAAATGATTGAATTTCTACCAAAGCAAGACCTTGGCTATATGGCTGAATCCTTAGTGAACCTTACTGCCTTCAAAAGAAAGATCTCAAATGATAGTGAAACTGTTGGAGGTCCTATTGATGTTGCTATAATATCAAAAGGAGATGGTTTTGTATGGGTAAAAAGAAAGCATTATTTTGATAAAGAACTTAATTATCAATACTTTAATAGAAAACAATGAGGTAAATTATGACTACTACGCTTCAATCCAAACTTGAATTAAGAGAATGGCAAAAAAAATTCAACCCTTCTCAATCGGTTAAGGTTGCTACTCCATTAGTCAAACGAACCGCTGGAGAAAAAGCCAGTAGTAAATATTTGCAGCAGAGCTTCTTTAGCCGTTGATCGTAAAGGGGGCCGAAGCCCCCTTTCAACGAATTGTAGAGGCAACACCTTCTACAAATCCCAATGCACTCTGCAAATCTTTTCTTACAGTTCCATCCGAACAACGCCTTTTCTTAGCTATAGTGCGTAATGAAATGCCAATCACGAAATGGGCAATAATTAGCTCATAATCACTAGGTTTCTGTCTTTTTAAGCGAGCTACACAGCTATCGATCATAATACCCTGATCATCGTCGCATTGAAGGCGAGATTTCTTTCCGTGTGGTAATAATCCTTTAAACCCAGCAGCTATTGGCTGCCATTCTACACCACTACTTTCTGCAGCTGCCCAAGCGCCCCAAAGATCCATCACTTCATACATATCACGCATGTTATCTCCACTGTTCATGCTAATACGCCGATTGCCAGCGCACGATCTAAAAAACGAAACAGGAGCGTGAGTTGGTCGCCGTATTTCGCTTCAAATGCCACAGGGCCAGCGTGCAACTCGTCGTGATGCTCTCTGCACAGAGGTATCACAAACAGGTCGTGCGCCTTTGTACCCATTCCACCCTGCCCGTGGCCTATCAGGTGGTGGGGATCATCTGCCGGGTTGTTACAGCACATGCACTGCTGCGTCTTAACCCAACGGGTGTACTTCTCATTTTCCCAGCGGCGGCGCTTCGGCTTGAGCATGAAGGATTCCGGGGTATCTGGATCAACCTTCACCGCCACTATCTTTTTTGCTTGCTCCTGCAGCAGTTCTACCGCTGGTAACGATGGGGTTATGTCACTTTCGCGCATCACAGATTGCATGGGTTCTGGCTGTAGTCTCAGCGCCTTGATTGCCATACTTTCCGGTATAACGTCTGCCAGGCCGTTCTTTACCAGCCACCAGCAGAACTCTGGCAGAGTAAGCATGTGGTCTTCACTGAAGCCAAGTTGACCGCTTACGGTCTTCAACAGCCAGGATACCAGGTTTTTACGGGCAATGCCTGCCAGCCTTTCAGTGGATTGATCACGCAACTGGTTATCACATCTCCAGCAAAGGAGAATACTGCCGGGTTCGTGGCGCATGGTGGTGAATTCGTCCGCGTGCCAGTCGTTATGAGGCCACTGGCATTCTCGTTTTTTCATTAACCAGGCATCAAGAACAGTCAGACCACCAGCACGCTGGATCACCCTGGGATTTTCAAAAACAGGCAGCAAACTGGCATCCTCAGCCAGAGGCTGATGGGACTGTGGTAAGGCACCGGAAGGCATATCTGCCAGCTGCTCGCCGGGAGTTTCGATCACTACCCGCCCCTGACGGAACAGCCACATCAGTTCGCTACCGGGGCGAAAGAGGACTACACCAGCAATGGGTGCAATTTCAGGTGTCAGTAAAGCTCTCACGCCATCTGCCCCTTAGCGATATGCTCCGCCCAAAGGCCACCTACCCAGCGCACGCCCTTCGCAGTAAATCGTGCCTGGCTGAATGCGTGGTTTGAAGAGACAGATGTTCCTGTTTTAACTTCAAAGCGCCCAGCGGCGATGTGCTGATGCCGCGGCGTCAGCGTTCCGCCAAGACGGTACATGATTTCGTTCTCGATCAGGAAAAGGCGGAATTCAGTCTCTTTGGCTTTAAGCAGTTTTGCCACCTGCCGGAATGAGAGCGAGCCGCTGGCGGTACAATAGCGATCTACGAATTCGACTTTTGGTGCTGCTGCGGCGAGTTCAAGCGTCAACCTCTCTTTCTGCTCGGCAAGATCAGCAGCAAGCCGCAGCGCCTCTGGCAGGGTCTGAGGAACGCTCATCTGCTGTCCGCTTTCCAGTTCCTGCCAGCGGTCAACCAGGCGGGCAGTAAATTCGGGGCAGAGCTGCGCAACAATCACATAACTGTCACGCTTATTCACCTGATAGTGGTGATACTCCTGGCCGTTCTGCGGATGGGTGTACGGCAATGCCGTATACCCCCCAATGACTCCTTTACTCATCAGTCGCTCAATCGTAATGCACACATCAGGGTGGCGTGATCCAACAAGCGAGGCGATGTCCCGGCTGGACATCGTTATCGTCTGGCTGGCGGCGGCCGCGTGGTGTGTAGTGCAAAGGTTGAATACAGTTGTCTGGTTCATGCGTATCTCCACTTATCAGGCGGCTGCACCCGCCAATGGTTCATGTTTGGTGATCGTGATATCCACCTTTCCACCCGGCACCTGAGGCCCCCACTCCACCAGCATTCTCTTAACTTGGCTATCGTCCTCCCAAACACCAGCATGAGTGAGAGCGTCGAATAGCGCCTTGTTGTAGTTGTCGATGTCCCGGCGGCGCGCGTCTGGTGGATAGAGGACGATCTCTACCGCTGCTGCTGCCGCTGACGGTTTCGGAAGGCGGCGAAGCTGTTCCATGATGGCGGCACATGCTGCGCTCTGGTATGCCCTGCCCTTTGCGCTGATAAGATGTTGGCCTTTGAGTGGCCCGCTGTTCGGGGCGCGCCAGTACGTGTTTACGCTCGGCGGGAAAGGTAGGATCAGCTTCATGGTTTAACCCCGCATTCTTCCAGCCAGGCGACTGCAATCTCTCTGGCACCCTGTTCACCGTTAACAAGCGCCTTGATGATCGATGCAGCATCCATATCACATTCAGATTTGAGGACGGTTATTCCCCGCGCCGCGCCAGGCGCAACGGAGATGTAGCCCTTCTTCTGAAGTGATTTCACATGGCCTGCAGCGGTGTTTCCTGATGAGCATCCAATCAATCCGGTAAGCTCTGATATGGTTGGCGGAAACCCAGTACGCTCTTTGTAGAGGTTGATGGCATCCAGCACTTCACTCTGACGTGGTGTTAATCCGATCATGACTCCACTCCATAGCGCCCGTTCAGGCGACCAATTTCACTGTTAAACTTCACCAGGCTCATGAATTTGCCCCCCTGAAACCAGCAGGAATTTTGCTGTAATCGGTGCCCTGGAACGAGGATCGAAATACGCCGTCTTCGCGTACCCACTCCCCATTCACTCGTGCCGGACGATTAGCTTTGTGCCAGCCGTTTGCTGATTTCAGGTAGCCCGGAAACTTAGACGGCTGGAACAACGTCTGTGGCCGCAGGTAGTCAGACATTTTCAGATCGTCTCCCCACTTGGCGTTGCAGTAGTCCACCACCAGCGACAGCTCTTCCACGGTGAACCCTTCGCCAATACGGGCACGGATGTTTTGCAACGAGGTGGTTGAAACCTGATAACGGGAGTTGGTTACGTGGTTCAGGTGAACTAAAACCTGTTTCGCCTGATCGGTGATCAACACATCACGGTCGGGTTGCGACGCAACCGGACAAGAAGGGGTTTTATTCTCTGTAGTACTCTCTGTTGTATTCTCTGTAAGAACATCAGTGCATTTTGACCTGATGACAGCGGTTCGTTTTGACCCGATGGAGCGTTTCACACTGACCTGTTCCATTGGTTCATTTTGACCTGATGGACGAGCGCATTTTGAACTCTTCGATGTAGTCACTTTGACCTCGTCTAAAAGCTCGCTTTCGTAGTTGATCGTGTAGTAGTTCGTCATGTCGCGCTGGGACTTGTTCAACTGCTCAATTTTGAGCACTCCGAGGGTCTTCAGGCGGGTGAAGGTGCGCTTCAGAGTGGACTCAGACCAGAACGGGAACTGCTCCAGCCACTGCTCGTTGGTGTTATAAATCCAGCGCACGCCGTCGCGCTCCAGACCGGAGTTTGTCTCTTTGAGCCAATAGTTCACCTGCTGCAACGCAATCGCCTCATTGAGGCCAATGCTGTAAGCAAGGTCAGGGTTTATCACTATTGGCCGGGATGGCATTAACAGGCTCATGGCAGTCCTTTAACTCTGTAAATTTGCGCTGGAATTGCTCAAGAGGGCTGAAGCATTCATGTTCGTAACCTTCGCGAAGGTATATAACGCGTCGGGAATCTGGCTCCCACCGGATAACCCGAACCGGAACGCCGCGGTGGTCTCTGAATCTCCTGTCGATTTCACGCATAAAGATTCTCCTTTACGGCGCCATACCCCCACGATTGCCATTTCCCGGCTGTGGTTACATGCAACCCACCGGCCTGATACCATGCGCTCATACCGAAACGACGGGGTCCCATTGACCGGGAAGCCACGGAGTTGCGGCAGACGGTGATTTACCGTTAAACTGTTCATGCGTTAGTTTCTCCACTGATACGACACGCCACGACGCCCGGAGCTGCACACTCGCGGGCGTTACTCTTTTCTGGCGCACAGAAAACGCGATACAGCAGCGTTAAATGCTCTTGCCACTTCGCCATCACCTGGTAGCTGTTCTCTTCAATTTGCTCGCGTTCGGCCTGATCAATGACGCCATCAGCGGTTGCCTTGCGGACAAACTTGGAGTGCTCACTGATCCACTCAATGGTTTCCATCAGGCGCTGATTGATGTCGGCGTTATCCACATCCTCGATATCCACCAGCGGGACGTTGACGCTGTTCGACTGGCGCGATACCGCATCAGCGATGTGTTTGGTATCGCTGGCCTGCTGAAGAACCATCGCCCAGCCCATTGGGAAAATCTGATCACCGCCGGTGCGCAGGCGGTTAAAAAGTGCATCCTCAGTCACGCCAAGCCATTCAGCTGCTTCGGCATAACCACCCGGCAGGCTTGAGATGGTCTTTTTAATTGCCGCCACCAGCCAGGCGGGCTGCTTTTCGACTTGCCAGTGTTGATTGCCCACGGTTAACTCCTTAAATCTGTGGTTTCTGCTATGCCGCTTTCTCGTTACGCTTCTGGTAAAGCGAAGAATCGAATTTGAGTTTTCCTTTAGTGCGTGCATCCGCCTCTGCTGCGCGGCCTTTAGGAATTAGTTGGCCTGGGCGAGTCCGCCATTGATAAAAGGCTTCTGGCGATACCCCAAAAAATTCAGCCGCCTTGTTTGGCGAACCGAAGTACTGCTCAAGTTCAGTTGTGGTCATCTTATCCTCCTAAGAATATTTAGATATTATTATCTAATCTTTTTTAGGTCAATAAAAACTAAGATTACTTAGGTTTTCATTTCTAAGGGTTTGAATCGTGGGGACACTTGGCACGCGGTTAAAGGAATTAAGGAAACAGAGAAAGCTTACTCAAGGCCAATTGGGTAAAGCGCTTGGAGTTTCTGATGTAACGGTTGGCTACTGGGAAAGAGATCTGAACGTGCCGGGCGGTAAGTCGCTGACAAAACTTGCTCAGTATCTCAGTGTAACTGAAGGATTTCTTTTATATGGCCGGGAGGATGAAGCTAACGTTGGGCCTGCACCAGTAGCAGCGCAGCAAGTTCCAATCATCAGCTATGTCCAGGCTGGGGCTTGGTCACCTGAGTGCGACGCCAGAAATATCGATGGGACGGTGGAGTATATTTTGACGTCAGAGTTTCACTCTCATTCAACCTTTGCTCTTAAAGTCAAAGGAAAGTCAATGGAGCCCGAGTTTGTCGAAGGTGATGTCATCATTGTAGATCCCGAGCTACATCCAGGCCCTGGCGACTACGTTGTCGCAAAGAACGGCGGTGACGAAGCTACATTCAAAAAATACCGTGCACGCGGAATCAGTGAAGCTGGTGAAGAGATATTTGAACTCGTGCCACTTAATGAAGACTACGCTATCCGCAATTCTGCAAAAGAGAAGATTCATGTCGTTGGGGTTGTTGTTGAACACCGCCGCATGATGCGCCGCAAGTAACTACCCTTCCTCACAGAAAATCTAAACTAGTTTAGGTTTTCTGCTTGACCTTTAATCTAAGTTATTTTAGATTTAATTATAGAAAGCGAACTGGCAGAACGCCCATGCAGTAGCCGCCCCAGGCGCATGAAGATGGGTTGATTCGCACCGAATATGGCGAAAGCCGAATGACTTGAAGGCGTTTCTCTCAGGTTTCGCGCTAAAGAATAGCGGGGAGAACCTGGGGCGGTGAGCAAACCCCGCGCGGCTGCACCTTACGCTACAGCCCAGACCAACAAGCCGATTGGCAACGTAATTGCCCTTTTCATTCTTCCCGGCGAGGTAGCGCTGCCGGACTGGGAGGGGTGATTAGACCAAAACAACTGAAAGGGTGCTGACGAGCAAGGCATAAGTGTCGGTGCGATTCCGTACAGCTAACTTAGATGGGAGGGGTTAGGCGGCCAAATGATCCGTTCGAGTCGAATACCGGCAGCGCTCTTTCAGTTGTGGTGAACGCACAGGCTGATGTGCAGCGGACTTTTAATCCGTGCGGGTACTGGCACAACCAGCCCGAAAGCCGGAGATCGGCACCGGCCACCACAACCAAATCACGTAGCCAACGTGGTAACCCGTAGTAACGAAAGCTGTGTGTAGTCTTGGCGGTCGGTAATTGTAAATGTCCTTTATGCCGACCGCCCATTTTCACAGCTGAAAGCGCACTCCTTAATCCATCAGTTATGGGTGACAGGTGTGAAATGCTGGAGTGCGCTTCCAGATGTGTGGAGAACTAACCGGCGATGGCAGTCGCCCGCTTCATTAAGCGCCCTACCCTGGGTGCTTATTAAAGCGAACCAAAATCATTTTTCTCGCCGTAAGGCGCGGGATTCGTGCAACCAAAATTCAGCGTCGTGCAGGACGCTTATATAACGGAGAAACTAACCATGACGAACGCACAGACCGTCACCGAGTTACAACCACGCATGACCAGAGAGCAGTTGATCGACGCTGCCCGTAAAGCAGCCCCTCTCCTTCCCCCGGCTTATCGCGGGATCATGACCGAACTGGCTAACCGTCTGGACTATACCAGCGTCGCTCTTTGTGAAGCGCTGGTACAGCGTAAAGAGCTGGCAACACAGAACGCTACTCTTCGTGAAGACGTAACAAGCTGGGCCAGAGAGTGTGATCGCCTCGAAGAGCGGTTCACCAAAACACCAACCAATATGCACTTACTGGAAGCGCAGCGGGAATTACGTGAACTGCCCTCTGTTGCCGTTTGTGTAAATAAAGAGGTGGCTCTCTAATGGCTAACTCATTCAAACAGATGTCCCGCGACGGGACTATCAAGCGCACTGATACGGGGATGTTCATCAGCCTCGACGATATTCACGTTCGCGCAGGTTTCAACAAGCGTCATGACGACGATGAACGCACCATCCAGGCAGACGACGAACTGTTTACCTATCTGATGAACGGTGGTTCGGTTCCTCCATTGGAAGTTATCGCACGTGATGAGGGTGGTGTTTGGGTTGTTGAAGGCCACCGCCGTCGCCGCTGCTATGAGCGCTGCCGAGCCGCGGGTAAGCCCGTGGACCGAATTCACATTATGCCGTTCAACGGGAACGATGTTCAGCGCCTGGCGCGGATCATGACCAGCAATAACCAGCTGCCCCTTTCCGATATTGAGCAGGCTGCGGTTATTCAGGAACTGCACAACGCCTTTAACCAGACCACCAGCGAGATTGCAAAGCTGGTCAACAAGTCAGTCTCTACGGTTGAAAAATTACTGACGCTCAGCACCGCAAATTATGACGTTCAGCAGGAAGTTAAATCCGGGGCCGTCTCCGTAGATGTTGCTGTTGATCGCGTAAAAGAGTACGGCGAAAAGGCTGGCGAGGTGCTGCAGCACGATAAAGCTGTTGCTGCCGCCCAGGGTAAAACGAAAGTTACCCGCAGCGCTATCGCCCCAGAACTCAGTATCAAGAATGCGCGTCGTTTCGTGGAATTGATGGCCCAGGCTGAAATCAGTGACGAAGGTGTGTTCACCATCCAGGGTGCTGCTCTGGCCGAAGCTCTGTCCATTATCGACGAATACAAAGCGATTGCTGAGGCACGAGAAACCTATCGCCTGTCTCAGCCAATCCCTTCCGCTGAGGTACGCGGGAAAATCCTTTACGTTTCTCTCGGTGGAGAAGAAATCGGGTCGGCTCCAATCTATCGCGGCAAAAATGTGAATCTCAACGGTGTAGTCACCAGCCAGTCAAAGGCTGTGGCCCACTTCGTTAAGCAGCACAAACTTCAGCAAGAGGCGAATCATGACAACCAGTAAACCAATGACCGGCGAACAACTGGACGAATTGATGACTGTTGCAGTTCGTATGCAGCGTGATGCTGAAGCTGATCGCAATTTTCCTTCTGCCAACTTCGCTTATGCAGTTCAGGTTGCTGTTCTTGAGCTTCGCCATACTCGTGAAATTTCCTCGGCGCTGGCTGCGGAGAATGCGGGGCTGAAGCAGTTCCCTGACCAGATTGTTAATTTCATCGGAAAACTTGGTACTAGCGAAATTGGTAGCAGTACGAGAGAGGCGATAGAAACTGGAGCAAAACGAATCAAAACCCCGACCACCGACGCTTTCCTGGCTGAATTGCGTGCTCAGGGCGTGGAGATGTTTGCCCGGGAGATGCACGCAGACATCAGCGAGTCCGATGCTATCGAGTTCGCCGCCAAACTTCGCAAAGGAGCATCAGCATGAAACTGAAAATGCACACCCCGGACGGATCGGTAATTGTCGAAAGCAACCTTGTTACACAGTTCTACCCGGACTTCGAAAGCGGAGGCGAGCTGACCACAATCGAGACGGTTTCTGCTGATGGCTCGGCTTTATCTGTGAAGGTTAAACACTCCTTCCATCAGGTGACCAGTGCGCTTGCTACTGCCTGGAGCGTGGATGAGAAGAAAGCGGAAGGAGCAGCCCAATGACCAACAAACAGTCTCATTGGCACCTTGCCAGTAAAGCCAAAGCATCAAAGTTTGTGCTTGAGCAGATATCGTCTTTCGAAGCGGATGAAATTGACTCCGATGATGTTGAGTTACGTTTTGAAATTGATGGTCGCGACACCGGAACTAATGTCTCAATCGTCGATGAGTGCGCCCAAGCAGCCGCCGTCATAGACGGATTGCTGGATGAGCTGGAAGCCAAAGACAGGCGCTTATCAGAAATCACTGCGCCCAACATGCTGCTCCCGGCCATTGATAATCTGGACGAAAACCAACTGCGGCAAGTCATTAAGACCTGCGGCGAAAACTATTCGCTCCTGCACAGCAAATGGGAAGCCGCAGAGAAGCGCGTGGCCGAGCTGGAGTCAGAATGCGATAAGCAAGGTCGACATGCATGCGAATTGTTCGATGAGGTCAATGCCCAGCGCCAGCAGATAGCAGAACTGGTAGCCGCTGGCATCCTCGTCAGCATCAACGGGGAGGGGTGATATGGCTACTTTGACTGCGGCTGACGCTGAGGCGTTGAGCAAGCTCCCATCCGGCTGGTTCATGGCTGAGCATCTTCCGTTTAACCGCCCCATGTATCGATGCGAACGGCTTGAAAAGTGCGGCAAATTGCAAAGCCGAGTGCTGGGCTCTTATCCAAATATTTGGCGCGAATACAAACGCATCAACGGGGAGGGGTGAGATGGCTAAGTTGACCAAAAATCAGCGCGCCGAACTGCGAGAAAAGTTCGGTGGCCGATGCGCCTATTGTGGGTGTGAGCTGAGCGATAAATGGCATGCTGACCATGTTAAGCCGGTAATTCGTTTTGATGGGCAAATGCTTCATCAGGAACGAAACGAAATCGACAACATGGTTCCCGCCTGCCATCCCTGCAACCTGCATAAGCACTGCAATAGCCTGGATGATTACCGCCGAATTATCGACGATGGCCGCCGTGAGTTTCTCAGGTCAGGCAAGGGTAAAGCCCTGGTGCGAATGGGGCTGGTTGAGATGAAGCCAGACCCGGTTGTGTTCTGGTTCGAACAGTATCAGGCGAGGACTAACCCATGACATTCACCAAAGAGCGTTTGCAGGAAATTGCCGAAGATGGATTTCTGAAGCACGGAGAAAGCAAGGAGTTGGCGCGTATCGTACTGGCGGCGCTGACCGATCCGACTGAACCGGTCTATCAATACCGCATCAGGAACGGATACAACGGTCAGGTTACGGAGTGGCAAACCATTAGACGCGACCAGGTTGATTTTGTTCTGAAAGCCCAGCCGCACAATGCTGAGTTTCAAATTATCGCCCCGCCAGCGCCGGTAGTGCCGGAAGAATGGAAGTTGCAAGACGCTATTGATTTTATTGAAAAGTATACCCCGGCGTCTGAAGAAGAAGCTGCGCTATTCGCATGGAACGCCTGCCGCGCCGCCATGCTTCAGGGTAATCACCGAGACTTATCGTATCCAGTAGACCCGCAGATTGCCGCATACGAGAAAATCATGGAACAGGCAATCCCGGATGGTTATGCACTGGTGCCGGTTGAGCCGACAGAAGACATGGTGATTGCTGGTTTCGAAGCAGAGCTGAGCGAAGAGTTTCGCGACCCGGATGCATGGGAGACATACGAGGGCATGAGCGGCTGTGAGCAGGCTGCTCTACGTGCCAAATGGTGCTGGGCTGCGATGGTGAAAGCAGCACCGCAGCAGGAGGATCCGCAAATAAAAAAGTAAACCGATGTGGTAGTTGTTGTGACTGGTTCCGCAATGGTTGCGGGACCTGTATTTTCAAAGAGTGACCGGGTGCAGCCGGTAAAGTGGAGAGCAATCCATGAGCGGACAAAGCCAACGTTTTCTTACTCCCGATGATCTATATCAGCTTACTGGTTATCGTCGCCCTTCTCTCCAGTGCAAGGCTCTGAAAGAGAGCGGTGTATTTTTTGTCCCCCGCAAGGATGGAAGACCCGGTACTACCTGGGATCATGTTTCCAACCCTGCTGGACTTAGGCTGGTAGTAAGCAATCCTGAGGAAGAAGAACCAAACTTCAAGGACATGTGCTAATGCCCAGAGCTCGTAAAAACCCAGAAGATAACTGGATGCCGCCCCGCGTTCGCCGGGGTAAGTCTGCCTATGAATTCCGTACGCCAGAAGGCGGAACAGTCAGGCTATGCAATGCCGATTTGACCAAAGCGCAGGTCTGGTCGGCTTATGAAAATTTTATAAATGACACCAAGGTGGGTACTAATTTTAATGCTCTATGTGAGGACTTCTTTAATTCTGGGGATTTCCACGAGCTGGCAACCGAGACTCGTAAGGACTACAGAAAATACGGTGCAAAAGTAAATGTTGTGTTTGGCAAGATGAAACCAGACAACATCAAACCAGAGCATATCCGTAAGTATATGGACAAGCGAGGGGTAAAAAGTCGTGTCCAGGCGAACCGGGAAAAGGCTTTTATTTCTCGTGTATTCAGGTGGGCATATGAACGAGGAAAAGTGAAAATGAATCCTTGCCAGGGGGTGAAGCAATTTAAGGAAAAAGCCAGAACTCGTTATGTCACTGACAGGGAATACGAGGCTCTATTAAGCGTTGCTCACACCCCAGTGAAAGTGGCCATGGAACTTGCTTATTTATGCTGCGCCAGGCAGGGAGATATTCTGGACCTGAAGAAAAGCCAGATCCTCCGTGAAGGCATCATGATCCAGCAGAGTAAAACCGCAGTTCACCAAATTAAAGCGTGGACAGAACGCCTTGATAAAGCAGTAAGGCTTGCTGAATCTCTCCCCCTAAATCCCGGCATGGTGAGTATTTTCCTGCTCCACCAGCCGTCTGGCTTGAGGTATACGAGAGATGCGTTCAATGCTCAGTGGAGTAAAGCCAAAGCACTTGCAGCTGAAAAATTCCCGGAGCTTGATTTCAAATTTACTTTCCACGATTTGAAAGCGAAAGGGATATCGGATCTGGAAGGAACGCTAAATGAAAAACAGGGAATAGCTGGCCATAAAAATGCGTCACAGACTGCACGCTATGACAGAAAAATACCTATCGTTCCGGTAGTCGGGGGGCAGTGA